GCCGAGCGGATCGGGGTCAAGACCGGCGCGCTTGGTCACTACAAGCTCCCCCAACCGGACGCCCTAATAGGCCGCACGCGCGGCTGGCTGCCAGAGACCATCGACGCGTGGAACGCCGCAAGGCCCGGGCGCGGGGTCGGCGGAGGAAGGCCACGCAAAAACAAAACAGAGTAACGAAAAGGGTCTTCACCCAGAAAACATTCCAGGCGAAGACCCTAAAACCATCCAATCAAATCAGATGCGATCGCCGAGCATCTGAATGACATCGGAGTTGATCTCGTAAATCTTCGGGTCGTTCCGCATATCATCCAAAGTCATCCAACGGCAACGCTTCGAACCGACGATGAACTCGCCATCCAACCGCCAATCCGCGGGAAGGACGGACACCGTCGCCGTATACAGCCGGTAATCATAAGTGCGTTCCTCATTATGCTCCGTGGACCATTTCGCGCTCGTAGTGGTCCCAAGAAAACCAAGGGTGAAATCGTCTTCCGGTATCTTGAATTCAGTGGAAAGGTATTCAGACATTCTGGCCTTGTCCTCTGAATACGAGTCGCGCGAACTGTGATTCGGCAGAAACCAGCATCCCCAAGGCTCGTCATAGTAGGTTAGATACCTGTTGGACAGTTTCCCGCCATCCTTGACAGCGATAAGAGAGCTGGGCCGTCTGTTCATCGTCTCGATTTCCTTGTAGAGCTTCGCGGCACTGAGTCTTTTGGAGAACAACGCGGCCACGCCGATAACAATGATGATAGCGCCTAGGCCATAAAGAGTCCATTGTGTCGACTGCCGCAGTCCAGAAGTCGTCCGGACGGTAAGTATATAGAACACTCCGGCGACGAGATTGCCGATTCCGTCACCAACCGAGCCCCGTCCGATCAAGCTTTTATGCTCGTTGAGTTTCGCCTTGAGTTCACGTTCATCGATTCTGAGCATACGAAGATTCTACCTGAAACGCAGAAAAACCCCCTCCCCCAGCATCAGCTGAGAGAGGGGCACATGTTAAAAAACGGGTGTAAAAAATTCCACGAACACTACAGTGCCGCAAATTTTTCCACACCCGATGTTGAGTCTCACACCCGAAAAGTAATCACGGTCAGGCGTTGCGCAGCGGGTTGTAGGCGACGCCAAGACCGCTGGCGATGAAGCCGGCCACGGTCGAGATGTAGCCGCCGACAGCCGCATCACCGAACGTCATGAAGCCAAGGCCGACGCACGAAGCGATCAGGCCCAACACGTAGACGACGGTACGCACCTGCTTCGAGAATACGGGAGTGTACGCGCTGTCGGACTGCACGTTGTCGGTGCCGTCCTCGCGTTCGTCGGTGAGATTGGCGATGGTGGTCTCCAAAGTGGATGGTTCTGCATGTTCTGCCATTAATACCTCTCCTTTCAGTCTTTGACGAGATACCAGTTTGACTTGTCCGCGGGAGCCAGCGCGATGTAGCGCACTGCTCCGCTGTAAGCCACGTAGCGGCCCCAGATGTAGCCGTCCGCGACCGTGCCCCAATGGTCCAGATTGACGGTCTGGCCGTGGGAATAGGTGGCGACCACATTGCCGGAAACGCTCGGACGGTCGCGCACGTTGAGCCCGTCCACGGCCACACGATACGTGCCCTGCAGCACGTTTGCGGCGGACGATGCCGTGGCGGACTGCGTCGGCTGGACGGTGGGCGTCGGCGCCGTAGCGCCGGTCATCCTGTCATACCATGCCTGGGCGCGAGCCATGTAGTCCACGTTCTGGCTTCCGGCGATGGATGCGGGGCAGGCGGTCGAGGAGAAATGACTGTGCGGGAACACGTTGACGCCCCACTGAGGACGTCCGAGGCCGTAATGCTTGCAGAGCGCGGCCACCAGATGCGCGCCATTATCCAAGGTCGCTTCGGAGATCATCCACGGGTCGGCCGAGATGTCCGCATGCTCCACGCCGATGGACGTGAGATTCGCATTCCAGTCGCCCGAATGCCATGCCGTATCGGTGTCCCAGACGAGCTGCGTGATCCTGCCGTCCGCCGCCGTCTGATAGTGCGCGGAAGCCTCACGGATCTGCCACACGTCGTAGCAGCCCTTGCCGGTCAGGTTGCCGCCATTATGATGCAAAACGATCTTGTCGACCTTGCATCCCTGACGGCCCTTGGTCATGTGCGTGGCGAGGATGAGATTCTCGTCAGCCTCCAGATTCTCCCATGATTTCATATGTTTCCTCCTTTTTGATGGTTTTTTACGCGAAGACGATCGCCCACATCATGACGGCCATCTCCAGCAGTCGCAGGAGCGGCAGCATGAGCAGGACGACGCAGACGAGCGCGAACGCGGCCAAAAGCAGCGTCACGACACAGGTGAGCCAGACCGGCACGTCATGGCCATGCCACAGCAGCCACGCCACCGCAAGCAGCAGCGCGACGAACATGGCGGCCGCGGACGCCAAAGCGAGCATGCCCAAATTCCTCTCCTTCCCGCCCCTAAGTCAGGGGCAAATGGAAAAGCCATCCCGAAGTGGGATGGCTTTGAAGTGTGAAAATCAATGCCTGTGCGCGCCATGGTTGAACACGAGGATGAGCGCGAGCAGCAGCAGGTATATGCCGCCAGCGATCATAAGATGCGTCATTGCCTGTCCTCCAGGTATTTTTCGGCCGCGTTGACGATCCAGCATTGCGCGTCCAATTTCTCAAGCTTCGCCAACTCGTATCTGACGGCCTCGCCATGGTCGGTGTCCTTGTCGCCGTAAATCAGCGAAATCAACGTGTTTTTGATCGTGTCACGGCATAGCTCGTCCAAACGGCCGTCGAATTTTTCGGTGCGTTCGCCGAGCTGTCGGGTTTTTGCGAAATGCTGCGAGAGCGGCGAATCGTATGGCAATCGTTCCGGTTGCACGTGCGAATACAATCCGGTTGCCAGCGCGTCCAAAGCGCCCGGCCAGACTTTGAGCAGCAGGGTGATGAGCGCGCACGCGCCGCCCACGCCTCCGAAACCGGCTAGAAAATTTTGCAGCACATTACATCTCCTTTATGGAAAAGCCCCGCACGTGGCGGGGCTTTGGTTTGTTTAACACGGGTGGTCAGAGGCGGCGAACACGAGCGGCAATCCGACATGCCATGAAATCATTCATTCCATGCAGGAATCTCGCCGTCAATCCTCGGCCCCGAAAGCGTGTTGACCCATTCACGGATTTTGTGTGCGGCGACATTCATACCCTTGGCATTAGGATGGATGTTATCGTGCATATATCCATTTGTCTCGCCGTCCGGCAGCCAGTCGAACCAGTCGTGGGGGACGTTGAACCCATTGTCTTCGAACAGCGTGTACAACTGATCGATGATTTGGCTAAAATTTTTGACCTGATCTTTAGAATATGGTGTCTGTGGTGCAACCTCAGGAATGTATATCAGCTGCGCTCTGGGCCATGCGGATTTGATCATGGTGACAGTCTTTGTTATGACTGATTTCTCAGTATCAAAATCTGATCTGATGTAGGGGTCGTCATTCCAGATCCCAACTAGGAAAACTCGACGGACTGTCCTCCCCTGCGTCTTGCCGATGGCAGTCGTGACCTGATCGGGGAATGCATGTTTTTCGTCTGCAGCGTTCTGGAACCCAGCTCCGACGACCGCGACATTGACGTTCTCAACCCCGTCAGCATTCGAGATCAGAGTCGTCCAGTTTTTATCCACCGGTGCCGTATCCCAAATCGCAGTGGTTGAATTACCAATGAAGACATCGACGGTTTCGGTTAATGCCTTGGCGAATAGGACGAGCCGACGTTGTCCTGAACTGGTATCATTCGGTGTCGGATTGCCGCTGGCATCATAGGCCGGATTATTTATTCGGATGGTGAAATTCCCAGATTCGATCCATTCATCGCTTTTCTGCAGTGCCTTGTACGTTGGACTGGCATTGTAGGCGAGGACGATCGCCCCTTGCGGAATACCGTCGGAGGTCTCGCCCACGTCGCCTTTGGGTCCTTTCAAATTCCCGACGTTAGACCATGTCATATTCCACCCCTAGGCGTTAAATGCGTACACGTTGCCGGTATCGAGGTCAAGATACAAGCTGCCAACCGGCACTCCAGTCGATGACGGAACACCGTGTCCATAGGACCATCCGAGACCGTCCTTGCCGGGCGTACCATCCGTACCATCAGTTCCAGGTTCGCCCTTATCGCCCTTCGGCCCCTGGATGGTACCGACGTCCTTCCAGTCTGAGCCGACCGTATCCCACACGTACAGGGCGCCGTGAATCAGATAGGCGTCGCCCGCATTGCCCGTCGCGTGTTCGGCCTTCAACGCTTCGAGGGAATCGTACGAGCCAAGAATAGTGACGCCGGTACCGTCCTTGCCAGGCGCTCCGTCCGTACCTCGCTCACCCTGCGGCCCCTTGAAGCTCACGCCACTGATGACGTTGGAAACGTGTACGGTCGTCTCATTGACGATGGAAGTGATCGTGAACAAATCTCCGTTGTTGTCGGAGATCAGGTCACCTACCGTCATCGGCGCGGATGGCGAGAGCACGCTCGTCGCCACGTCGCTGTTGCTTGAGACGCTGATGTTGGCGACGTGCAGACTCGTGCCCGCATCCCCCTTTGCGCCATTCGTACCCGGATCGCCCTTGGGTCCTTTAAGGTTGCCGCCTGTCGCAGTCCATGCCATTTTAATTCCTCCTTGGAAATTGAATTATTTTGTTGTGAGATGCGTGAAAAAGTCAGAGCTGGAGCTGGTACACGTCGCCGGTCTCAAGGTCGATATAAGTGTCGCCGACGATGCCCTGGGTCAGGTCGGACGGCCTGCCCATGCCGCTGCGGAAACTCAATCCACGCTCGCCCTTGCCGCCGAGCGTCACCCCGGTGTCCACGCCGAACACCACGTCCGAATCGACGAGACCGGTGATCATCCACACCCTGCCGGTCGAATCCACGCACGTGTCGCCGACCGTCACATTGTCGGACGGTTTCAATTCGGTGGCGGGCACGTGCGCGCCCGACGTGATGACGCCGGAATACACTCGCATGCTGTGCACGAGACCGCCCGACGTGGCGGACGAAGCCCACGACGCCTCGCCCAATGTCGCGTAATCCAGTGTCTGCACGCTGTCCGGCACGATCACGCGCCGCACGTGAGTGTAACCTTCGACCTGCTCGCGGATGGTCCAACACCAGTCCCTGCCGGTCGGCTGCAACGAAACGAGCAGATCGCCGCCATCATCCGGAAGACGCGCCACGAACGGCAATGGCAGCATGATGCTCTCGTCCTTTTGGACGACGCGGCTCGTCGGAGAGCAGACCACCAGTCCACGTGGAGATGAGCCTCCGTCAGTCAGACCGTCCGGCTCGCGGAAACGAAATCGTATCCTCGTCAATGTTCCTCCTTGCCCATGGCTTCGAGCACGTCGGCTGGAATCAGTTTCATCGCCGCCGACAATTGACTTTTCAAAATCGCGAGTTCCTTTGAGAGCTGGCCGACCTGCATGGAAAGCTGGCCGATCACCTCGTTCGCGTCGGCTGGAATCTGCTGCATCATCCCTCCTTTATTGGTGGCATGAGCGAAGCGAAGAATCGTTCCTCGCATTCGTCAAGCATGTTTTTACTGGATTCGTCGTCAAGGAATTCATCCAATCCGTCGATATTCCTTGTGCATGCCACGTCGATGCCGCTCGACGCTTCCGCATCGGAACCGTCAGCAGTCAATGCGGCGCGCATCCGCGCGTCGGTCTCATTCGACATGACAGGCAGGCTCATCCCCTCACGGGTCTTGTTGCGTGCGGCGGTCAGCGGATCGTCCAACACTTCCCCATCAGCGGAAAGCATGCTCACCCCGGTGGCGGAATCCGCCAAAGCCGACTCCAACGCTTCGAACGCTCCAGTCCACACGCCCCTGCCGGTCTTCGGATCATATCGGCTCACGTCCTCCCTTCCCTGCATGATCGCCGCGATAGCCTCACGGGTCGAAGCCAATCCGAGCAGCGCCTTCCACGATGCGATCACATCGGGCGTGAAGACGAAACTGTCCGACCCGTTCACCGGCGGATCGCAGCGGATGATGCACAATCCGTTCTCATCCATTTCAAAAGTCGATGACAAGATCTCCTCCAATCATTTGACCAGATAGGCGAGGTATTCGGCCCACACTTCGACCGGGCAAGGCTGATGGTCGGCGTTGTAAAGCTTCATTTGAAAGCCGCTCTGGCCGCCCGTGTTTACCGGATGCGCGATGATGCCGGCCCATTGCGAATCCGCGTTCGCGACGACGTAATAGTGTCCGAATTTAGTCGGACTGAACGTGCAATTGATCTGCGTTGATGCGCCGGTCGCGATCGTGCCGCCGGAATTCGGCCACCACGCCTTCCACGCGGCCTGGCCGTGGAAAGTGCAGCGGTTTGTGATGCCGCCAAGATAGCCGCCAAGATACAGGTATCCAGTGTGGATGTTCATGCCGACTCCGACCGAACCACCCCCGTCTTCGGCTTCGAGCCACACGCTCGACCCATCATTGGCATCACCAGTCAATTGCAGGTATGCCCGGCTTTTTTTCGTAATGTCAGGCTCGTCGTAATCCGTGTTCGCCGTGGCAAACACCTCAGATTTGATGCCTTGGGCACCAGTGCCGCCACGCTCGCGTGGTTTGGATACCAGCCGCATGAAGGCGGCTGGATCGTTCTTAGCGATGTGTCCGCTCCACAAGTCCAGTTCGCCCATCGCGCCGACCTGATTCGACTGGATGACAGAAGCAATGGCCGGAAAAGAGTAATAGGCTGAATTGCCTTTGTAGGCCGGGAATTCCAATCCGTCACCGGTAAAAGTCTCCGAACCGCCGATTGCGTACGACTGATAGTCCGGGCTGATGCGCACCCTATGCCCGCTCGTGCGGGTCTGGAACGTGCCGGTCAGCAGATTCGACTTGCCTTCGCCGTCCAAATAGACGGTCTGGTTATGGGCCGAATCCCACATCCGCAACGAGCGGCTGTTGAGCTTCATGCCGGTGTTCTCAGCCTCGGAGCTTTGGAATATCGCGCCGGTGAAGACGTAACCTTTGAACTGTCCGGCCTCCACGTCGTCGGTGACGATTTTCCGAGCTTTCAGAAGTTCGGTCAGAATCTCGCCATTGCCGATTTTGATGTTCTTCGCTTCGACCGTGCCGTCCTTGATGAGCACGGATCCGTTGACGCTTCCTGGGACGAGCAGACTGTCGGCCACGAGGCTGTAGGCCGTGAATTTCGTGCCGTTCCAGACGTTGACGGAGGAGATGTGTCCGCTGGAGTCGAGCTTCTGCCACAGGTCGCCATTTGTCAATCCGGCATGCGCAGGCTCCGTAGCCTGGGTGAACACCTTGTTTTTTCCGTCGGCGGTGGTCTTCGCGGCTTTCGCCTCGGCCTCGGCCTTGGCGATGCCCTGATTGATGGAATCCAAGGTCTCCTGCGGGACGGCACTGGCCACGGTCACCGAGGCGATGGACGACCAGCCGGACTTGTTGCCGGCATGGTCCACTGAGCGTAGCGCGTAACTGTGCTGGCTGCTTATGCTCAGGCCGGTGACGATGTAGTCTCCCTGACCGGCTTGCGTCGCGGACACAACCTTCATACTGGATGCCGTCGCACCCTCACCGACCTCGATATGGTCGAAATCCGATTCCATCGACGTGCCGGCTGCAGTCCTGCCATCCCAGTGGATGGTGACAACGCCCAACTTGGAGGAGACGATTGGTTTCGATGGCACGGAGCAGGGCGTCGTATCCGACTCCACTGTAGCCACGAAGACTTCCGACCATTCGCCGAGCTTGTCGGAATATGTCGGCACAGCTCTGACGCGCACCTCGATTCGCGTGCCACAATCAAGGCCACCAAAGCCAAGCTGCGTCTTATCGGTCGTGCCGGCGGAATGCCACGGCGCACCATCCTTATGCAATTTCCACTCGACAGCATAATTGCTGATTTCGATGGCGGTATTATCCGTGGCTTCGGTCACGGCGGACCACAATGCCGTGGCCAAGCCGCGCGCGTATCCGTCCGAGCCAATGTAGGCGTCGGTCTGCACGATGAGACCCTGCGGCGCTTTCGGCACGCGATGGTCATGGTCGGAAGAGGCGGTGGTGCCGCTCTCACTGCCTGCCAATGCCGCGCCACCGGTAATGCCCTTTATCTTCTTCGCCTGACGCACGGAAGCGTCATATTTGATGTCGTTCAGTGCGAGGCTGGCGGTCAGTCCCTCGCCCTGACGCATCGACAGGTCGATTTCCTGCACGCGCACCTTCTCGCCGTGAGTGACTGTTGGCGCGGTTATCCAGTCGCCGGCATGATAGTCGACGAGCGGCAGACTGTCCACGTCATTGACGATGAGATTGCGCGTGTACTGGCCTCTCACCCTCGCCGCGTCATCCAAAGTGGACTGCATAAATGCTTGAGCGGTGTCCTTATCGGATACGCCGCCTTGGCTGCTGTAGCTTTCCCACTTGCCCCACGGCGTCGGGGCACTCGGATTATCCATGCGGAAAAGCAGATTATTGTCACCCTCGACGAGGATAGTGCTGGCCAGATCGCTGATGCTCTCCTCGTATGGGGCCTCGCCGATGTCGCGCGCCAATCGCAGGATGACGTTCTTGCTCAGGTCACGGCTCAATGCCGTGCTGTCCGCATTCCAAAGCTTGAGCGTCCTACCTGTGGTGCGCCAGTCGCAGCCGCCACCATTGACCAGGGCGTCCAGGATGGTCTGCAAATCAGTGCCGAGCGAATAGTACAGAGTGTACTTTTTTGCCCAATTACTGCCAGCCGCGTCCTTGGCCGTGTCGAAGCCCAAGGTCAGACCGGTGGCCACGCCGCCACGCTGACGGTTCTCGTCAAGCATGGTCTTCAAAATCACGCCCGGATTAGCCGAATAAAATGGCCTCTTGCCCTTATTATCGCCGTCCGCGAGCAGATGGCTGGAATCATTGTTCTCCGCCTTGCTCAGGAGCCAGCTGATCGACTGGCCGCTGTATGTGACGGTGCGAGTCCGGTCATCGGTCTTGCCGGAGCGGCCCGTGATGACGAAACGCGCATTATCCGGCTCCTTGAAGCCACTACCGTCCGACACTTCCACGGCCACTTCAAGGCCATCGGTCAGCTCACGGTCGAATGCCTGAGCGTCACCCGACAGCATCGAATACTCGATGCTGATGGCGCCGTCATCATCGTGGAGCATGGATGCGCTGAAGCTAACCGGCTCCGCAAGGACGCCGATACGCGCGCCGAAAGGCCGGTAGGCCACGAGACGAGCATGCAAAGATTTAGCCATAATCACTCCCACGAAGGTTTGTAACGGCACGTCACAGCAGACGCGCCGGACTGTTTAACCTGCAGCGAGTAGCTGCAGGAATCGACGGCAGGCCACACCTGCAACGGTTCGCTCGTCCAGTTGACGCCGGACGTCACATCAGTGCCGCCAGTCCAAGCGTTGTTGCCGCCTGCGGTCCATGCGCGACGATTACCAGCATCAAGATAAAGATTCGACGCATTCGGCCCGCTCCACTTGATATCCGTGCCGGTCACCTGGTCCGTCACCGTCACGGACGACACGTTCGAAAAACGGAGGATGAGATTAAGCAGCGGAGCATTGGAATACCACCCCTCACTGCCGGGCTTGGCCTTGCCATGAATCAAGACACCGCCCACAGCGGGAAGCGTGGCAATCTGCCAATCACCCTGCCAAAACACGTCAGGCAGTTGAAAGACCGCCGTGGCGGCACGATGATTGCTCCAGGGTATTTCGTCACCGTCCGGCTGACAGGACGTGCACACGGCCTTGGCGGTCATGCGTCGCGTCAGACCAGTGGACACGTCACGCTCCACACGAGTCAACTCGGACGCAAGGCGGCAGAGCCGATAAAAGCGGTGCATCAAAGTATCCGCATCAGGCCCGCCCGTAATGAATTTCAACGTGATTTCCGGCGCATCGAAAGCCACCGGCCCAGCCGGAAGCATGACGCCGGACCGGCCGTTCACCGTCACGGAATCAATACGCGGGCTGATGCTCGTGAAATGGGTGGTGCCGACTATCAGACTCGAACGCTCACCAGTCAGCTGCTGACCATTGATGAGATAATCCGTGAGAATCATTGCACCACCCTTTTCACTTGTGTGTCACCATTGCGGCATCGCCGCCGTCTGCAATCGTTGCTGCGTGCTGATGCTCGTCGGAGCGATCGCCGGATAGTTGAAGGTCTGCTGGACATACGTGGTCGAACCACCGCCATTGCTGACATTCGCGCGCCCCGACTTCGACGCATCCACATCAAAACCGCCATTGATCTGCGCATTCATGCCGTTCACGGTGCGCTGCACGTCCTTCCAGCCAGCCTTGAGACTCTTGTCAAAGCCCTGCATGATCGCCAAGCCAGCAGGCTTAAGCATCACCTTGTCGTAACTGAGCGGACCCTTATGCCTGACAATCCAATCGCCGATGCCACTCACAAAGCTCTTCACTCTGCCGAATGCGGATCTCAGTCCATTGAGCAGACCATTGATGATGCTCGCGCCAGCGTTCCACAGCCATGCGCCAGCACCGGAGAAGCAGCCCATGATGGCGCTGCCGATGCCGCCAAGGAAGCCGAGCACGCCCTGTACGGCACCATGCACGATCTGCCTGAATCCATTCCACGCCTGCGACCAATTGCCGTTGATGATGCCAGTCACCATGTTGATGACGCCCTGGATCACATTGACAATGCCGCTGACGACCGAAGCGATCCCGTTGATGACGCCCTGGATGAACGGCAGCATGGCCTGCACGGTCGGCAGAAGCGTCGAGCTAATGAAGCCGACAATCGCGGAAATAATGGTGGACACCAAAGGCGCGAGAGCCTGAATCACCGGCACCAGAGCCTGAATCACGCTGGTAATCGCCTGCACCACCGTCGTGACCAAAGGCTCAAGGCCCTGAATCACCGGCGTGATGGCAGCCACCACGTCAGTGATGAGACTGCTGATCTGCGAGATGACCGGCATGAGCGCCTGAATCACAGCCGTGATGGCCGCGACCACCGCCGTGACAACCGGCTGGACTCCTTGGATGGCCGGAGTTATCGCCTGAATGACGGTGGTCACCACGGTCAGAATGCCTTGAATGGCCGGCACCAAAGCACCCACAAGCGTGGAGATTATCGGCGTCAGCAGCGGGATTATCTGGCCGACGAGATTGGTGATTACCGGCATGACAGCTGCCGCCAATTGACTCAAAGCCGTCATGAGCGTCTGAATCGACGGCTGAAGCATTTGGAATGCCTGCTGCAAGCTGACGAAAACGTTCTGCAGCATCGTGCCGAATTCGCTGCGCAATTGCGGGCTCGTGGCGATAAGGCCGGCCAGAGCGCCAATCACCAAAGTGACAGGGCCACCAAGACCACTCAGGACGCCGCCGAACTTCGACAGCAATCCGCCAATCACCGGCACGCCACTCAATCCGCTCAAAGCGCCGCCAAGACCAGCCGCGCCAAGCAGACCAGTCACGGCTGCGATAGGGCCGGACAATCCAGACAATTGGCCCGTGAAGCCGCTGAAATTGATTTTGCTGATCTTGTCAGCGACAGCGCCGAACACTTTTTCAAGCGGCGGGCCGATCTTCTGCGCCAGCTGAGCGATCTTGTCGAACAGCGCGGTGATGAGCGGTTCGACGGCCTGCACCATCTTGATGACCGCGCCGCCGACACCACCGAAAGCCGCGATCAGATCATTGCCGACCGAAGTCTTCAAACCAGCGATTTCATGCTGTAGGATGGTCATCTTGCCCTGCGGCGTGTCCGCCAGGGCCTTGTTGATGCCGCCGAAATTCGCTTCCAGGACCTTCGCGGCCATCGCGGCCTTCTCGGACGCGCTACCCTCCTGAAGGACCTTCTTCTGCGCGTCCGTCATGGTCACGCCATATTTGCTCAGCGCGGTAGCCGAGCCTGTCATGACCTTGCCAAGCAGATTCGCTATCTGCACGCCATCCTGCGCCGTCGCGTTGTAACCCTTGTTGTTGGCGATCATGTCCGCCAAAGCGGGCGTCAAAGTCTTGACCTGATCCGCCGTCAGCGCGAAAGTGCCGAGCTGCGCCTGAGCGGCCTTCAACGTGCCGCCGGATATGACGCCGGTCTGGCCAAGCGTCTTATTCAGGCTGAGCAGCGACTTCTGCTCCTCATCCGTCCAATTGTTGTTCTTGGCGACCTGCTGGAATTTCGCGGTCACCTCACCGGCCTTGAGCGCCGCAGCGACGGCCTGCTTGCCGAAATTCACCAGATATCCGCCAGCGGCGGCAGCGGCGCCGGACACGACGGTGGCCATGCCCTTAGCCGCCTTGCCGATGCCGGACACCGCCTTCGAAGCGAACCCGGAAGCCTTGCTCAAACCCGAATGCAACGCATTACCGGCCTTCGCGGCCGCATTACGCGCACCCTCCGGCAAAGCATTCCAAGCAGCTGAAAACTTGCTTTTGATGTTGGACGTGACCTCGCCAGCCGTCGAACTGATCTTCTGCACCGCCGCGTTCACGCCCGGAATCTTGCCGACAATCTGCTGGGCGGTTGACGTGAAGCCGGAAGCCATACGGCTGAACGCGTTCTTCGACTTGTCCGCCTCGGCGGCCAACTGCGTCTCAAGCTCCTTGAGCCGTGCTTGCTCCGTCTTGAGGTTGTCGGACGCCGCCTTGAGATTGTCGGCGGCCGCTTTTTGCTTGATCTGCGCCTGCTCCAGTTTGATGGCCGCAGCCTGAGCCTGAGTCGAATCAGCCCCATATTTCTGTGTGGCGGCGTTCAGTTTCTCCTGTGCGGCCTGCACCTGCACGCCAGCCGCCTTGAATTTCAGCAAGGCGTCAGTATTCTTCTGCGAGGCTTGAGCCACGTCCTTTTTGAAGGACTTCAGGGCTTCGGAATTCAGCTCGGCCGCACCACTGTTGAAACCGCTTTTGAAGGCGCTGCCGATCTGCTTGCCCTGCTGCGCGCCATTGAAGCCCTTCGTGAAGGAGTTTTTCATGTCGGAGACGGCCTTGCCGGTCTCCTTGGCCACATTCTGGCGGAAGCCCTTCATCTGCGGGAAAATGCTCACATGCGCGGATCCAAGCTCGCTACCGCCAGCCATGACAGCCTCCTCTATTCACTTTTTTTGAAGCCGAAGATGCTGCTCATCGACTCCAACGCCTCACGACGTTCCTCATCGGTCACTTCGACGTGCGTCTTCCAAGCCTTTTCCGGCGCGAGGTCGCCAAGAATCGACGTGCCGCCAGCCTGAATCGCGGTGATGATTGCCGTCGCATCCATCGGCAGCACCATATGCACCGCAGTCATGCCGGTGTAAGTGTTCGGGTCGGCCGAAAGGTTCTCCCACAATGCGATCGCGTCGCAGTAGCGGAGTCTGCCGCCCAAATCAGCCTGCAGACTCCACCCGCGAGCCGCGAAATCGGCCCTTATTCGACTGCCGGCGTCTCCTTGGAGGAGCTGGCAGAAGCCGACGATTTTCCCAATTCGACGCCCTGAATCTTCGCAAGCAGCTCGCCGTAATCGTTGAGGATGTTGAATGGGACCATTGCCGGCTCCTTCGCCAACTCCTTGGCCGCATCCTCGCCAGCGAAAGCCGCGAGAATATCCTTCAACGTCTGGATCTGCTCCGTGTTGGACTGCAGGTCGGACAGGCGCACGAAATCATCGATGCTGAGATTCAGAGGCAGCTTGTAAATGTGGCCGTGCGGTGCGAGGAACCATACGCTGCCGTCCTTGATGAGGTGCTTCACCTTCATCCGCTCGGCCGACGCTTCAAGCGCCTTCTCCTCGTCCTCCTGAGTCCAGGATTCGAAATCGGCGGCGCACGGCATCACGGTGTTCTTGGTCATTGCTTCCTTCTTTCAAACGACTATGAAAAATTCCTTTACTCCACTGGATGAAGAGGAAGAATCCCAGCACATGCGAAGAAAGGAAGAAAGAAACAAATGCTGGGAAGAGTTGAATCAGTCAGCCACCGGCTGAGACTCGGAATCATCAGCCTGATGATCGGTGACGTGAGACCCGGACGAAACAGTCGGAGTCACGAAGGACTCCAAATACTTGCTGTTGCCGGAATCGCAGACGTCATCCTGAATCCATTCGATGGTCCAAGCGTCACCGGTGTTCTTGCCGGAGGTCTCCTGCCCCTGCTCGTTGCCGGTCAGATTCACGACACCCAGACGGCGGCGGTGCGTGCCGTTCTTAAAAACGGTCTCCTTGTAGCAGAACCACTTGCCATCCTGAATCACATCGGTCACGTGATAGACGCCATTGGTGTCCGGCGTTCCGATGGTCATCTGGCGCGTGATGCTGTTATCCTCGGCCACCGTGAACTGTTCGGTCAGCGAAGCCGTGCCATTGATCGAATATCCAGGCTGGTGGAATTTGATCGCATCATCGGCGTCACGACTATCCTGCGGGGCACCATCCTCGGTGATAAGGCCGACGAAGCCGCCCTTGCTGAAGATCTTGTCCAAACCGGTCTTCACGTCGGCCACGGTCGGCGCGATGAGATCGGCGGTCAGCTTCTGAGTCGCGTCATAGGGTGCGAAACGGTAGGCGCTTGTAACCACGATCTTCGCGGAGCTAAGGTCATTGCCTGCTGAATCAGCTGCCATATTTTGTCCTTTCAAACAAAAAAGCGCTGAAACACTTGGTTTCAACGCCTTAAAAATTATTGGATTATCGGAATTCCCCAATAGCGGAGAATTCGAGAGTCAGATAGCATCTGGCGATATTCGCGTCCTCGGCCACGAAATACGGACCATTGCACCCGGTCTCATCAATGCCCGCGATCGGTGAACCGTCAAGCGAGCAAATACCGGGGTCGGTGAGCATGCCGTAGATTCTGGACGCCAAGTCACGGCAGGTTTTCGGAGCGGCACGAGCCCCATAACGCACGGTCACGCCGACGCTCCGGTCGAAGAGCACGCGATTCGACTGCGATCCGCCATCGTCACGCACCACGACGAGCGGTCGTGAGCCGTCGTAATCGTCCGGCTCACGATTCGAAACGATGATCGTCGGGAAAGACGATTTCAACCGTGCGCGCAGATACGAGCACAGCCAAAGCTCAAGATCCGGTGGCAGGACCATGGTCATGACTTGCCAGCCTTCAACGCCTTGCGGAGATTGCCCGTCTTCGATTCCACGAGCAGGGTCTTCGGATCGGTGCCGACCACCATGCATGTGGTTCGATGCGCGTGCTTGACCTCCTCGATTTGGAGGCCGTCACGATACGCGCCGGTGTCCACCGGAGCATGCGATTTCGCATATTCGAGCGTCTTCTCGGCCGCCCTGCGGGTCATGGCCTTGACGCCAGCCGAATTCATCAGCTCATCGAAATATCGATCGTTGAATTTGACCATCACACCCAAGACCATCACCCCCTGTACTCGGATAGTGGAATCTCGACCGTCGGCTGCCACGACGTGAAAGCATTCGCGTCACGACTCGGATAGCCGGACACCTCCCAGCATCTGCCGTCATCCGGCATGGCCTTGATACGATCACCCGGCATCACATCCAAAGACGGGTCAGGCGAGGTGAGGTAGGCCGTGCTCGTAGTCTCCTCACGAAGCGCATCAGGAGTCCTCATGCTGCTGGAACTTGCCAGCGAGCCATTGAATTCCAGCACGTCCGGGTGATCCCAATCCTCACCAGTCAACTCGCCCGAATACCGGTCCATGACCTTTTTCGCACGAAGCCGCTTCCACTTTGTCGCTCCGGGCATGTGCCAGCCGCCACCAGTGGTGTTCAAATCGTCAAGCAGGCTCATGGCAAGCCTCCCAGCTTGTAGGGTTTGAGCTTGTCCTTCTCGGCCTGCATGAGCGACACCACGTCGAAGCTTGCGCTGCTGCCATTCGTTGACTGCGAGGTGATAAGCCCAAGCGGACTCATGCCGGCACGTTTCGCGGCGCTGATAAGCACCTGCTGCACGTCCGGCGCGTCATCATAGCCGGCATGGATCGCGTAGCGGATGGCCGCAACGCCGACCGGGAAGCCACCGGAAAGCGACTCCACAAGACCCGTCTCAGGGTCATAGGCGTAAGCCAGCTTGTTGCCGTCGCGGTCTGTCAATGATTCGATGCTCGTCACATGACGTGCGGGCAGTCGGATCACCGTGCCACCGCGAGTGTTCAGCGTTCCCGTCAAGGCCGCGTTCGGCATGACATGCCAACCACACTCGCGGCGGATGGCCGCCTGCGCCGCCCTAAGCCGGAAGGCGGCATCATCCTCGAAAGCCGAAGGGTCGGCAATCATGTCAGGAATCACATTCACAGCATTCATGCCGACCCCCAGACTCACTCGGCCTTGGCCGCTGCCTTGGCTGCGGCCTTGCCGAGCGTCACCTTGACGAAAGCCTTCGGATACTTCACCTGCAAGGCGAGACGCTCCTTCACGCGGAACGTAATCTTGTCGTTCGTGAAGTCGCTCTCATGGCTGTTGGTGGATTCGACGGTCAGACCGCCCTTGCGGTAGATGGTGCCGCCTGCCTTGAACGCGCCGACGAGCACCGTGCCCTTGGTCATGGCTTCGGTGACCACGGTGCGCAGTCCCCACAGCGGCGGGTTCTGCATGATGCCGCCATTGCCGTACTGTCCGGCGAAGAAACCACCGCCGAAATACTGGCCGTTCGCATCCTTGGACAGGCGGATTGCCTGATAGTCCGCCGGATTGATGACCACCGCATCGGCGGAGAAGCCTGTCGCGGTGGCGATATCCGTGGTGGCCGCGAAGATGCGGTCGGGGTCGGAGTCCGCGGCCTGACCCTTGGACTGGATTTCGCGGTTCAGGATGCCTTTGAGATTCGGGTCGGTGCCATTGCCGGACAGAAGCTGAATCTCCTCCTGCAGCTTGAGGTTGTATTGGGCGTGCTGGTTGATTTCAGATACGACGAAAGGCAGGTCTTCGGCCATGTCGTCGGTGATCTTCCACCATGCGGCTACCTCATGCAGGCTGTCGGACTCCCAAGTCGGGTCAGGCATGTGGAGCTGCGGCTTCTGGCCGCCCTCGGCGACGGTGGTGGCAGAACCTTCGAGCTCGCCGTAGACCGGGTATTTGATGGTGGTGCCGCTCATGGTGCCGGACGCGAACAGGTCGGCGATGACGAGCGGACGTTCGTAAGGCCATACGCCGTTCTGGTCGGTGTCGGTCAGGAACGGCGCATAACCGGCACCACCCTCGGCATGGGTATCAGACGCGGCCTTGAATTCCGGAGTGGAGAACAATCCTCCCTTGGTGGCGAGCACGCTCAAACCCTTCTCCTGCAGGGACTTGACGTAGAAGTCGCCGAGGGTCTTCGCCTCGGCGGTCTTGCGTTCGGGTTTCGAGGTTCCGGCGAGACGGGCGAGACCTTCGCCGGCCTCCTTGAACAGGTCGATGCGTTCCTGCAGCTTCTTCGCTTCGGCGTAATGCTGCTTGAGTTCCTCCTGCTCCTTTTCGGTGATGTTATCCATTCCCTTGGCGAGGATGGACTGTGCCGCCTTCTTCTCGGCGGCGAGCTTGTCCATGAGATTCATGGCACTCCTTTCGGTTAATGTTCCAGCGAGAAGAAGTCGCTGATGGTCTTGTATTCCTCAGCCCACTGCGGGTCAAAGCTTTTCTGGTCTTTCCTCTTCTGGTCATCCGTGGAATCGTCCGGCTGGTCGCTGGAATCATCCGTGGAATCGTCGGTTGCGTCATCGTCCGGCTTCCTGTTGTCGGAGTCGATGCCGTCAAGCACCTCATGCAGACTATCGAGCGCCGCGCGGAGCTTGCTTTCGTTCGAAGCGCTGATCGCTCGTCCGCTCTTCACCTCAAGCACCTCCGCGCCCTGATTCGCGGCCACCTGCACAAGGGAAATCTCGAACAGTTTCACCTGGCGAATCTCCCGGTAGCCGTCCCACGCGCTCTTGCCGTCCTGCACGAATGCGGTCTCCTCGGCGATGTAGCCGATGCTCATCTGATGGATAAGCCCGCGTTTCAGCAGGTCGTATGCGCGCTTTCCTTCCGGCAGGTCAAGGTCGAGCCGGGCCGTGACCAGCAGGCCATGCTCGTCCTCCACCGCGCTCAACGTCTCGCCGATGATGTCGGTGGGCTTATCGTCCTTGTGCTGCCAGTGGATCGGGATGCCCGCGCCGGAACCTTGGAAGTCATTCCGCAAAGTGTCAGCGAAAGCGCCCTTGACGATCACGTCATCGTACAGGTCCTTGTCCCACGTCGAGGCGTAGCCGCTGAAAACGCCCTCGCCTTGACTGTCATCAAGGGATTTCAGTTCGAAGCCCTTGAAATCAAGCCTCATGATGTTTCCTCCTTGGTGAGCGCGTCCCACTCGGCGTGGAATTGCGCGTCATATCGGTAAAGCCGTTTGAATTCGGCGAGCATGGCCTTAGCGTCCTCGCCGTTGACCGGATTGTTCTCCTGCGCGTTCTGCGTCCGACCGCCGTCTTGCGGGCTTGGCTGGCCACCCTCACTGACGTTCAACGGAGTGATGAGCTGGTCGCCTCCCGGTACGCGCGGCATGTCAAGAATCTGACGTGCCTGATTCGTCGTCATGAAAGGCCGTCCGGTTGCCGTGCTGAGCGCCTGATACTGCTCGGACGTGGTGCCGCGCAGTTTCGCGTCAACGTTCGCCCTGATGTAGCAGTCCGGTTCGCCCACAGCCTCTGGAAGGCTGAGATTCAAGGCTTCCTCAAGCGCGACGATGTATGGCATGAGCTCCACGTTCCAGAGCTTCTCCTTGTAGGCGCTGATATTGGAATTCGTGCCGGTTCGGAAGCCGATGTTCTCCGGCGAGATTTGGAAGGCGTTGCATACGGCGATGTTGATTCGGTCGCGCGCCTCCATATCGTTGACGTCAACCGGCTTGAAGACATTGTCCAAAGGGCGCATCTCCATGCCGTCCTTGAGGACTGGCCAGCCACCCTCACGGCCACCATTCCGTATGAAATTGCGCAGGCCGTTGGTAAAATCGTCGTAATCATCCTGCGACAGCCACGGCATCTCCTTCGGCCTGTAGACGTAGCCTCCGGCCTGCATGCCATTCTTGGCGATATTGCGCCGGTAGGAAGCCATCGCCTTCGCCTCGGCCAATAATGGCCGGAGCACGTTGGTCACGCTGTCACCGAACTGGAAGCCGGAAATGAAGCCGACGTCCAAATGCACGCGAGGATCAGGCAGATCAAAATGCATGGCCTGCTGACTGTCCATCGTCAGCAGGTTCACGCCGGTTATCTCGCCGAAAGCGTTGCCGGAAAGCTGATAGCAGTCAGAGGGGATGCGACGGAGCGTGAAACGTCCAGCGTTCACGCCCAGGAGCATGAGCCACCGGTCATCGAGCAGCATGTCACGAAGAAGCATGCTGATGAAACGGTAGCGGGTCATTCCAGGAAGAGGAGAAGGCCGCTTCATCAGGTCGGCCAATGCGCCACTGGTGACCTCCTCGGCGTCACCATCGGCGTTCTTCTGATACACCTTGAATGGCAGCGAGGCTATATTGCGGGTGATGAAGTCAATCACTACACGCACCGCATATTCACGGCAATACGCGCCGGACGCGTACCCGTAGAAATCCATGTCGGACGGCCAACTGTCGCCGTTGGCGAGCGGGATGCTGGTCGCCGGCATCGGGCGCTCGTCGGCTTCGGCCATTTTCATGCCGATAGCTGCGGCGTTATTGTGGAGGAGCCGGTCAAGGAATCCCATCAATACTCCCCTCTTTGTGAAGAATCTAGAATCTGACCCTCACGCCTTGCGAGGGCTCGTATTTCGGTTTAAGCGTTTCAGCCTGCATGGTCTCCAAAGCATAAAGCGCCTGCGATTCGGCCACTAGGCCGCTGATCTGCAATGCTGATTTCGTTCTGTCCCACACCTCGACTTCGCCAAGACGCCGGGACACGGCCACCGAAACCTGCTGTTCGATGGCGGGCTGCGGAAGATGCCGCAGCTTGCCCTCACGCACACGGTCGTGGAAACGGCCACAGCACGCGCCCAGACGGAAGCCTTCGATGAGATGCACCGTCCATCCTTTTTCGATGAGCGGGTCGATGAAATCCACTGCCGGACAGCCTTTGCCCTGCACGGCGATCTCTGTGATATGCGGCCAACGCTCCTGCAAAAGGTCGAGATAATGCGGCACCCACAGCATGCCGTCACGACGGGCGATCAGCTCAACATGAGGCAAACCGTCCGCACGCATTCCGGCAGCGGCCACATACGTGGTCGTCCTGTCCGCGCTTGTGTCCACGGACAGTACCACTCGATTCTCATTCGGTATCGTGGAACGCGAGTCAATGCCGCTGGCCCACATTTTCGGACTGATGAAAGGAATGATGTCGGCGGTCACCCATTGGCACAGGACTTCCGTACGGAACGCGGCCTCGGTCATGCCATCAATATCCGAACGGACGCTCATGACGGTCATCGGCCCATAGCCGAGCGACGGATTCGCCTGGCGAATGGCATCGGCATCATCCACCGGACACTTGTCAGGAGCGCTCCACTCGAAATACCCGAAGCTGCCGTCCTGTTCGCCGGACAGGAACGCGTCGGCCGGATTGCCACCGTCGGCGCTCAGGCGCGTCCACTCGTCAACAAGCTTGCGGCCTTTGTCCACCTGCTTGCGAAGCGCGACGCTGCGATAATCGCCCGCATTGCTGATGCCCCACAATTGGGAGCTCCAGACGGCCTTCGTGGTCTGCGACACCGCGTTCCAGCCATCGTCCGTATGCTGCTCACGCAACTCATCGAACACGACACGCGCCGCCGACTTGGCTCGAATGTTCTTGTCGGCACGGACTATGTACCGCGCTTTCGAGCGGGTGATGATCGCTTCCTCGCCGTTAGTGTTGACGAATTTCTGGGTCATCGAGGCGAGATCAGGAATCACCAGATCCGCTTCCTCATCAGTCGCCGGAGCAGGATTGCACCATTCTTTGACCTGATTGTAAGGACCCTTCGCATTGTCCAACGTCTGCGCGGCACCAACCACCAGGAACTTCACCGGCGGCACCCTGTCCGGATGCTTGTTGGAGTCCACGAAAAGCCACCACGCGGCCAAAACGCCCATAAGCGTGGTCTTGCCATTCTGGCGGGCCACAAGCACGATGACCTTGCGGAAACGGTAACTGCCGTCCTCCAGCAGTTCGAGCGCATGGACGAGCAGCCACTGCTGCCACGGATACAAATGCACGTGCAGCATGATCTCCGCGAACGCGATCACCGCGAAACCATTACTCGTCTCCCTCGTCAACGGCCTGAGCGGTGGCGTGAAGATACGCGGCAAGGTCACGCCGTGCCTTTCGTCATCGATGGCACCGAAAACCGTAAGATTCTCCGCCGCCATCGCAACCTCCTATCCGAAACGCTTCATGAACTCGTCCATCTGCACGATCTTCGAACTGGAAGATGCCGAAGCGGTATTAGACGTGGCTTGCCGAGCCTCGCCAGCCAAAGCATTACGAGAAGAAGGCGTGGCACCAAGCTGCGTGAGCACATTCATCAAATGCGGCACCAGATACAGGGCCTTCGTCACCTCCACGCCAGTACCATGCGCCACCGCGTAATCGATCTGCGCACAAATCATGCGACCGGACTGTACAAGAGCCGTGTCAGCATCTCCGATAGACTCCCCCAGCCCATCGATCGTCTTCTCATATGCCTGCAGCAGACCATTCTCACGCTTCTCTGGAGCATCAAGCAGACGCATACGTTGCTCGCCGATGGAAAGGCACTTGTCAATCATCCTCGCGTCGCCCTTAAGCGCACGTGGATACGCTGCGCGATAAAGATTATCTAAGCGGTCAAGCTCCACCTGCCGCTCAGTATCCACATCCTTACAACGCTGATTCTCCTTCAAAACGCGACGGATCGCGTTCTCAGCAGACTTAACGTCGCGGAACCCCAACTCGTCACGAATCTCGGCAATGCTCATGGAAGCGGAGAACAGCTTCAGTGCTTTCCTGTCCTTGTCAGCAGGCATCGGACACCTCACTCAGTGGTAAAATCATGCTCCTTGCCGTCACAGCGTGGAATGATGCCAGTGTGCTCCTGGAAACGTCGGCAGATGACATCGCCATATCGAGGGTCAAGCTCGCAGAGCACGGCGCGCATCTTCAAATCATATGCGGCGATAAGAGTGCTTCCCGATCCTCCGAAAGGATCGAAAACGGTGCCGCCAGGCGGGCATGAGTTGCTTATCATCGCCTCGATAAGACCAACTGGCTTCATGGTCGGATGCTCCGCATTGCGTGAGGGCTTGTCAAACTCGAATACCGTGGCCTGCTTGTTATCGCCATACCAGTGGTCTCCACCACGGCCAAGCCTTCCGGTGCCACCTGGCGTGAACCCGTAAAGAATCGGCTCATGCTTCCACTGGTAGTCGGAATGACCAAGGACGATGGTGTTCTTTACCCAGACAAGGTTCTCCCGGAACATGCAGCCTGCGGCCTCGAACGCCTCCTGGAAGAACGGCCTTGCCGTGTCGGAGTGAGCCACATATGCCGGAGTGCCAGGCTTGGAGCATCGGACTATCTGAAGGAAGGCGTCGGCGACTACCTCCTGGAAATCCACGCCGGAATCGTTCTGAATGGTCAGCTTATCCTTCGTCTTGCCTTCATACGCGACGCCATACGGCGGGTCAGTCCAGACACAATCCGCCTGCCCCCCCCAAACGCTTTGTCCACGAGAGCGTCATCAGTGCAGGAGCCGACGGCGAGAACACTGTCGCCCAGCTCCCAAATCTGGCCTTCCTTGGTGAACGTCTTGCCATCATCGGGCACGTCTGGCGCATCATCGGGGTCATTCAATATGGACGGCTTGCCTGCGGATGCAAGAATCGTCTTCAAATCATCCTCGGAATATCCAGTGCCCTCAAGGTCGGACACCGACTGGAGGACGACAGCCAAATCAGCCTCGTCATAGCCCCCTAAATCGGCCAGACGATTATCAGCCAGCACAATCTGCGCAGCCTGATCGTCGTCAACATCGACCGTGGTTGCCTGAATGGTCTTCCAGCCGAGCTGCTTCGCAGCGAGATACGTGTGATTGCCGGCTAGAATCTCCATCCGCTTCGAAGCGTTCGTGCCGAGATTCACCACAATCGGACGGTACTGGCCACGCTTGCGCAGAGAGGATGCGATGGCGTCCACGTCACCGCGACGTGGATTACGACGATACGTGTGGAGTTCGGAAATCGGGAACTCCCGCACCTCAAGATTCATTGTTCCCTTCTCCTTTCATCATTAACGCCCCTCACGCGCGCGATGGGGTACCGAACGCAGCGGGGAGAGGAAGACCAACCACGCGGGCAGTGGGTCGGTTCGGGGTGGTTTTTAGGATTTCACCGCCCCTATCCCTTTGATGGTTGGTGTTTTAGTTGCTTGTGTTGATCCATTGTCGGCTTAGCGTGCCGATGGGTGCTGGCGGGTCACTGTTGCCTCTTAATCGGTTGCAGCTGGTGTGACTTGGCCGGAAGCCTGCTGGGTCGAACTGCAGCTCGGGGTGCTTCGATACGGGATAGAGGTGATCGAGATTGAATGAATCATCAGTGGTGTTCTTCGGCGCCTCGTAGTCTATCGGCATTCCGCAGAGCCAGCAGACTGCATGTTGTGCCTTGCACTGTGCGAAGAATGTTGCTTTGTCTTTTTCGAATTGGCGGCTGGTCTTGCGTGCTCTTCCTGGCATACGATCACCGCCTTGTGGTGCTTCGGGCTGGAGTCGAACCAGCGCATGGTGTGGGATGCACTATCTCTTATCACGGGCATCCAAAGAATCATGAAGCCATGGCCGGTTTGGCATCCGTCCTAGGTATCTGTGCTATCCCTTGTGCTCTAACCGCTGAGCTACCGAAGCTGGATATGAAAAATGGTCCAACCATTTTCCGGCTGAACCATTCTACGAACATACGACAGTATAGCATTTCAACGGTGACAGTCAAGTAGGGCTGCTAGTTCTCCGAGGTTGAACACGTACTGTCGCTTGGTGTTTGTCGGCGTGGCGTGGGTGAGTTTGCCGCGTTTGAGCCATTGGCTGATGAGGTTGCGTGATACGGTCAACCCGTAGCGTTTGAGTTCTTTTGCCGCGTCGCTTGGTGTGCCGGTGATTTGCATTTGCCATAGTCTTTCGTCTCGGGCTGCTTTGATTGCTGGCGCGGCCCATTCCCTGTGGCAGCCTTGGCATGTGACCGATTCGGCTTCTGGCGTGCCGGTGAGCATGCTGTCGCATTTTGGGCAGGTGCCGAGGATTATGAGCTCTTCTTCCGGGGTCAATGCTCGTTCGTTGCGTCTGCTGATGTGTTCCAGGGCGGCGTAGTCGTCGGCTGCGGTTGGCATGTTCAATATGGTGTGCTTGTTGCTGATGATGGCATACCATGCTTTACGCCAATCGTATGCGGCGTATGCGGCGCGTATTTTGCCTGCCTGTTCGGCGAGCCATGCTTCTGATTCGCTGATGAGGTCCTGCGCGCGGGTGTCGATCGGGAGTGGCGCGGTGCCTTTGTTTGGCATGTGGCCTGTGGGGCCGATGTGCGCCTGACGGAGCATAATGCTTCGCAGCGCTGGCAGCTGGACGTGGCCGAGTTGGCGGATCAGCTGCCAGTAGGTTTCGCGGCAGGTTTGGCAGAGCAGATTGTCCGCCGCTGGTTTCATTGGCTTGTGGCAGTGCTGGCAGTCGGTCAAAGTCGAGTCTCCTTGTCGTACTGGTGAATGATGGCCGCGACTTCGGCTCTTGGCACTTGCGGCACGAGTGGCGCGATCTCGTCGAGCGCATAGCCCGCCTGATGCCACTTGACGATCATGTCTTCGAGTATTTTCTTCATTTGTATTCCTCCACTGTGTTGCATCCGATGTATGTGCCATGGTCGGTCAGGCAGACCCATGTCACGTCGCCGGTCTTGACCGTCTCCATGCCGTAATCGGGATGCGTGGCTAGATGCCAGTGCGCATAGATGTTTAATCCCATCAGGACTACCAGCGTGACAATCAGAATTGTCTTGACCTTGTCCAATCCGTCCATCACTCACCTTCCTTTTCGATTTCGTTGATCTTGTTCTTGAGGGCCGCTAGAATTTCTCGTTTCGTACAGTTGTTCGCGAATGCCCACCAAATGCCTCTAAGTCCTGCCCAATCGGCGTGCACGAGGGCGGAGAACAATGCATTGCACAGGCCGGACAAATTGGTGTCGGCGTAGAGCGGTATGCCGTGTATCACCGCGTCGTTCGCGTACCAGAGCGCTTTCCTCAGATCTTCGACGCCGTTCTTCGACTGCCAGCGGTAGCAGTATTTGACCACGTTGCCCCAGTCGAAACTCAACAGGCGGGTCAGTTCGATGCACTCGAACGGGCCAGCCTCGTAATGCTTTGGGTGGTTGACGTTGTCACTCATTTTTGGAACTCCTTAATCGATGATGAATATGATGATCGGGGCGACGCATAGGCAGACCGTCAATACGATGCCGAACGCGATTTCAAACGGGTTGTGTTTCATTCGATGGTCTCCTTGTATGGGTTTTCGCTTGTATATTGCGGGAAGTCGCATTCCTGGTCTTTCCATCCGGCCGCGTAGCCTTCCTGCCATGCCTTGCGGCGTTCGTGTTCCAACCATTCCAAGCTGCACATGGTTTCCGGGTTGTCGTGTTTCATGATTTCTCCTTGTTGAGTTTGTCGGCTAATTCGCAGGCCTTTTCGTCTGCCTGTGCGGTTTCTTCGTCGCGTCCGAGTGCTTCGAGCACGTGGCGGCATTTCCACGTGTGTTTGTGGCATTTCGATGGTGGGATGCCGCTCATGTTGGCTCTGCGTTGGCACCAGCCTTTCCACAGTCGCGTCCAGTCGTTGACGGCGCGTGTTTCATCTTGGTGGCGGTCCGCGAACGCGAGCCATGCGGATTCGAGATCGAGATTCGGATATTCCACGGCCAGCGTCTTGTCGGTTTCGCCGCACTCCCGCGATTCACCGAAATCCTTCACGCTTTCTTTGGAGAAAGAAGAAGAATATTCTTCTTTCTCTTTCTTATCGGGTACGGGTACGGGAACGGGGCATGAGTTTGCCATCGACTTGCCATCGGTTTGCCATGCGTTTGCCATAGGTTTGCCATGGCATTTGCCATAGGTTTTGCCATTTTTGCCATTTTCGTCAACGGTTTTCCGGCTCCAACGACGGTTCGCGCCCCTCTTGCCCGCTTCGCTCCGCTTCCGGCGCAGAGCGTCCACCTCCTCAACGTCCGGCTGGTAGTCGCTCCAATCGTGGAACCGATAGCCATCCCGTTCATCGTCACGCTCCCACAACCCGACCTCGCACAGTTCGCGCACGGAATCATCGGAGCCACGGAACATCGGCACCATGCGGGCGGGAATGAACCCGTCCGTCAATTGTTGCGCCGACCATGAGCCGGAACGGAGCCATAATGCGGTGGCCCCGTCCGACAGCATCGCGGTCTTCGGGTTCGAGAAGAAAGAATCATCCACCTTGAACCACATCGACCGTTAATCCTCTCCTCTTGTGATTCCGTTGTATTCCATCCAGATGGCTTCCTGCCGTGGCGTGCTGCATGGAAGGCCGTCGAAGTTGAGGTCCGCCCAACCGCTGCCGACGTGCGGCTGGGCCATGATGTCCAATGCGTCGGCGATCTCCACCAAGTCCGGTGGCGGCGTGAGAAGAATTCCAACGTCTTCCATCACATGCTCCCGAATCGCTTGTAGAATTCGCTGTCGGTCATGCCATACAGCGGATCCATGCCAGTTGTCGGCTTGCGCGCTGCCAGCTTGAATCCGCAGTACGGGCAGGTGACGTAGTAGGTGCCGACAGTCTCGCCGCAGTGGGCGCATTCGACGTATCGGATGGTCATGATCGGGCCTCGTGCTTCCTGATGATTTTCTCCAGTCCTCTGATGCATGCCGCTGTGGCCGCTTTGGCGCCGGTCATGATGTCGCGGGCGAAGAGGCTCTGCTTGGAGGCGAGATTCATGCCGCTCGCCATTTCGTCGATGTAGTCGTTCAGTTCCTCGACCGGTACGCCATTGACGGGGTATTCGCTCAGGCGCATGGTTTCCTTGTCGAGGATGATGGTGAGCGTGTCCGGTGTCTCCTCGATGGCGATGGCTTCGGCGCGGTCGATGGCCACCTCCATCGCATGCCGGTATGTCGATGATTCCCTGATGATCATTTCGTGTCCTCATCTTTCCTTGGATGCTCTGCTAGCCACCGCTCGTAATCGCGGTACGCTGTCATCGGCACGATTTTCGTCAGCTTGAAATTCAGGTGCTGCATGCAGTCGGCGCACACCTCGGTTGCCGTCTTGCTCTGACCGTTGTAGGCCAGGAGCACGCTGTATACGGGGCTTGACACTCGTTTGCCGCACAGGTCGCACGTATGCATGTCCATCGTGACCAACTCGTCACGCTGGCATTCGAAGGGGTTGAGCAGCATGTCCTGACACCGGTTGACCGTCTGCTGGAATGCGTTGAACATGCCATCGTGATAAGCGAAGTTCTCCGCCCATTGCCTGACCTCATACTCTTCGTTGATTTTGGAAGAGAGCCATCCCAGGATCTCTTGCAGGGTCTTGTTTCTCTCGGTCACGTTCGTGGTCATGGTTAGTGTTCTTCCTCTTCGATTCGGATGGTGATTCGGTACCAGCCTTTTCGGATGCTTGGTTCTCCACCTCGGTAGTCGGGGCCGATGATGTGTTTTGAGTCATCGTCGGGCCAGAAGCCGGTATCGGTGAGCGCGTCAAGGATGGCTTTGACCATGGGCGCCGCGTTCTCCGGGTCGAAGCGCCCGTGGGTCAATGGGTGGATGATCGCGGTGACGTGCACTGGGAAGTGTTGTGGCCTGTGGTGGCCGTTTTGGAGCCAGAATCTGGCGAATGCCATGGCACGCTGTTTGACTGCGCTTGTGTGCGCGAATTTCACTCGCCAGTGTCCGCGACGGTTTTGCGTCCACCATTCGTCCCGTGGAATGTCCACGACGAATTCCTGCATCATTCCTCCTGTTCCTCGGCTTCGATTTCGCATTCTGGGCATGGGATGGTGCGCGCCGGATACAGCGCGCACCCATGCTTCGGGCATACCGGTTCGACGTCCGGTGGTTCCAACCATTCGCGCATCAGAAGTCAGGCTCTCCGGCTGGCGTGCCCCACGGATCATCGGCCGGAGCCTGCGACTGCTGTTGTGCCTGCTGCGGCTGCTGATAGCCGCCACCGTTGGCGTTGCCGCCCTGGTATCCGCCTGACTGCATCTTCTGCACCTGAGCCGTCGCATATTTGAGCGATGGGCCGATCTCATCGACCTGAAGCTCGATAACCGTGCGGTTGGAGCCGTCCTGCGCCTGATAGGAGCGCTGCTGCAAACGACCCTGCGCGATCACACGCATGCCCTTGCGGAGCGTCTGGGCGCAATGCGAGGCGAGGTCACGCCAGGCTGAGCAGCGGAGGAACAGCGCGTCCCCGTCCATCCACTGGTTCGACTGCTTGTCGAACGTGCGAGGTGTTGCCGCGATGCTGAAATTCGCCACCGTGCCGCCATTGCGGGTCGTGCGCAATTCCGGATCGGCGGTAAGGTTGCCGACGATCGTGACAACGGTTTCTCCGGCCATCACTCGGCCTCCTTCACGTCTGCTTCGGTTTCGGTGTCCGGCGTGTCCGCTTCCATGACTTCGGCGGTCACGTCATCAGTCGAATCGGTGATTACCGGCTGGAACACGTCGCTGTAGTCCGGCGTGGTTTCGTCAACGCTCGCAGCTTTCTTCGCTTCGATGCTGACCGGCATGTACTTGAAACTGCGGCGGATGATGGTCTTCTTCGCCATCTCCACGAAGTTCTTCACCCACGGTCCGGTAATCTGACGGCTGCGGTTGCGTGGCGCGTACTTCTCGCGGTATTCAAGCAGATCGCGTTTCGACATGTAGTCGGCGTATCGTCCGCCGTTCGGCAGTTGGACGCTGAGATACACGAATTTCAGCTTGTCCTCACTGTGGTCGGCGTCCACATTCACCTCGTCGGGGCATTCGATGGTCGGCACGCCGTTCTCGTCAAGCTTCAGCTTGATGTTGTCATCCTCGTAGACGGCTCTCGGCTGCGCGTAAATTCCACTGTTCTCCAACAGTTTCAGCATGCCCTTGTAGCCGATGACGAACGTGGCCTGCTTCTCCCCGTTCGCATAGTTCTTGTTGCCGTAGGGCAGGATGTAGGCTTGGCCGAGTCCATCAACGTCGGACGGGCGCAAGCCCAGGGCGGCGCATTGCATGAAGCAGGATAGGACGCTGACCGGCGTGCAGTCGGCCAATGCGGGGGTGCGGTTGATGCTGCTGATGCACATCTGCAACAATGCCTCGCTGTCGAGGTTGCCGCCGATGACACGTGCGATCTGCGGCCATGAATGCTCCACAAGCTGCTTGAGCTTGCCCCTCGGGTTGAGGGGCTGCAACTGCTGTCCCTGTGCTTGCTGTGCGATTGCTCCCATGATTATTGCTCCTTTTCTTCGATGGCTTTGAAATCGAATTTGCGGTATGTGGTGGCTTTGACGGTGTATTCCTTGCGGGTCGTCGGCTTGTAGGTGGCTTGGAGGTTGCCGCAGCGGACGCCCGTGTGCGAGCCGATACGCAGGATGATCTGCTCCTGTAGTTCCTTTTGAGTGGCCTTCAGGTCATGCAGCATTCTGATGGCGCTCTCGTATCTTGCGAGCAGGGCGTAGAGGTAGTCATCGTCGCTTTCGTCCACGATGTCCGGCGTGGGTTCCGGGAACGCCTTCTGCACGTCGCCGCCTGTGGTGAGCTGCGGTGGAGTGCTAGAAGTGACGAAATGCCAGAAGTCGGATGCGGCCTTGTCGATCGCGCCCATATCCTCCACGTCGGCCTTGAACGGGATCTCCACCGGCTCGTCGTCTCCGATTGCGACGTAGACGTAGCCCCACGTCCATCCAGTGACGAGCGCGTAGAACTCGACTTGAGCGAGATAGTAGGGTGGAATTCGGAGGTTGCCGTCCTCGTCATGCCAGTCCCCCGCTCGACGGTTGCTCGCCGTCTTGATTTCGAGGATCCCGAAACTTCCGTCCTCCCCTTGCAGGATGCCGTCAAGGGAAGCCCTCAGATAGGGCTTTTCTCGGCTGATGAATTGCTTGTCGGTGCCGTCCGTGACCAGCATCTCGGGATGATTCGAGCGGAATCGTTTCCTGAGCTCGTTCTCCAAGGCATTGCCACGAATGACGGCCCACTTGTCGGAGATGTCCTCCGGTTCCACGCGGCCCGTCTTCTCAAGCCACAGATCGTAAGGCGTTTTGAAAGCGTTAAGGCCGAGGATCGTGCTCATGTCAGACCCGCCGACACCCGCCTTACGGCTCTTCAGCCATGCGAGATGACGTTCCGTTTTCTTGCACTGTCGGAACCGTTCCAACGTGCAGCGTTCCGTGTCCTTGAGTGGGATACGCTTCATTTTGTGTCCTTGCTGTAGTTGGCTTTCAAGTCCATGAGCTCGCCGTTCAGCAGCTTGGTGGCGAACATGTAGACCACCTTGTCGTTGGTCTGGAACGCGGTTTTCTGCAGAGCGCTGATGGCGTCGTAGATGTAGACCAGCGCGTCCGTGATGGCGGCGCGTGTATGCTCGCGCTCTTTTTCCGGTGCCGTCACCGCGTTGGCGGTGAGTTCCTGGCTCATTGGTTCCTCCTTGTTGGCGGCTGGTTTCGATGTGGTGGTCATGGTTTCTTTCTTCTTTCCGGTTGTGGAGTTTTTCCGTGTTGTCTTGCGTGGTGAATGCTGGTTGAAGGCCGGCAGCAGTCCCTCCTTGCGGAGTTGACCGAGAATGTTGCCGACGGTTTTCGGGCTCAGGCCGAGCGCTTCGGCTGTTTCCTTGCCGTCGAACGGTTGGCCTTGGTCGATGCGTTTTTGGCAGTGCGCGAGGATGAGATCGCGTTTCGACGGTTCCTCCGGTTTCGCCGGAAGGCCTTGCGTGAGGAGTCCGGCCTTGCGTAACGCCCGCATTTCGGTGATGCTGAGGCCGGCTTCGCCTTGCTCGTCGTAAATGTTTTTCAGTTCGGCGAGTTCACTGTCCGTGTATTCGTGTTTCAATTCGTCCCCTTTCTGAGTCTTTCGATGAGCGCGTGGTTTTCGCGAATGAACTTGTCCATGTCGATTCCTTGCTGCGTGAGGGTCGGTTTGCCGGTGTCGACGCGTGCTTTCCCGTCGCTTGTGACATTTGGACTGCTCTGTATCCGTGTCACTGGAACGAACATGCCGTTTTTCATCTCGCCACCGTCCTTTGATACCTGTGCGCCAATGCCCACTTTTCCGCGACTTGACGTTGGTATCTGACCTTGCGCCTGTCCTGATGGCCTTCTGGCGGTTCCACGCCGATTTTCAAGTACGGCGGCCCCTTGCCGGTACTCCGCCAACTGGCAAGGGTGCGCACGCTCATGCCGAGCATGACGGCCAGTTCGCCTGGCGTGAGCAGATCGTCACTCATCGTCGGCGGGTGGGCAGTAGCGGCTGATGAAGTACGTCTGGCCTTTGCCGGTGACCTTCGCGGTGCGGTTGATGGTCACGTGCCCGTCCGAATGGGTGATGGCGGTTTCCTTGATGCGGAACAGTCCCAAGTCCATGGCCTTCTGGGTCGGCACGTTGCGGTTCGAGCCGGTCTTGCCGAGATAACCGTCCTGCCGGAGAATCTCGAACAGTCGGTTCTGGCCGATATTCAAACCGTTCTGGCGCAGCATCTTCGCGAGTTCTCCGATGAGGCACGTGCCGTCCGACGCGGCCACCGCGTCCGCGAACCGCGCT